GTCTTCTTGGGCCGGCAGCCATCCCGCCGGCGCGGGCCGTGGTTGTACCAATGCAGTTGTCATACGCTACCCTGCCAGTGGCGTGAGCAGTTTGATTCCTTCGTTCTGGAGTTCCAGCGTGTGAATCAGTACGTCGTTGGAATTCGCATCCAAATCTCCCACCGTGTACTTGGAGACCCAGCAGTTGAAGACGCGGTAGGATTTGATCGGTGTATTCTTCAAGTCATAAATCTGAACATCAATGTCTTTGCGAAAGTCATCCGGGGTCTTTTCCGAGTCACTTCCGGCATTCGCAAGGAAGTTGCTCATCGCCGTCGCCCATTTTTCAAAGACTGGACTATTGGTCATCCCCTGTTCGAGGGTGATGTGCTCGAAAGCGGCCTGCCCAGGAAGCTTATGCTTAAAGCTGTCCATGTCTCCGGAGCGAAAGTCCTGGCTGGCCACGCTGACCGTCAGCGAAGAACACTTGGTGAGTCCGGCCACCACGCTGCCATCGATAACAATGCGAAATTTGAACTTACGAAACGGATCTTGTGACGAGGCTCTTGGCGCCATTTGCGTCTCCTTTCTTTTTCTAGATCACCCGCTCCCATCCTTCGTGGCGCAGAGTGACACTCTGAATCCCCACCCCGCCGGAGCTGGCATCCAGCTCCGGCAGGGCTGTGTACTTCGTAATCCAGCAACGGTTCAGCTTGTAGCTGGCGACTGGTGTGCTCCTGGGGTCGTTGACGTTTCCCTTGAGGTCGTAGACGTCGATGAATACCGTGCGCTTGAAGCCTGAGGTCGAGGAGTCAACCTGCAGCTGCACCACCGCGTTGGCCCACTCTTCAAACGCGTTGTCCATGCTCAGCCCCTTTTCCAGAACCACTTCTTCGTACCTGACAGCCCCTGGATTGTTTCGCGGCGACAAAAGATCGCCGGCTTGCTTGAGTTCGTTCGGGTTCACCGTTCTTGTCAAAGCCGAGACTTTGGTGATTCCTGCCACCGTTGCGGTTCCAAACCGCACGCGAAATTTGTAGGTGCGATAGGGATCAAATTGTGAAGCTCGTGCCATCGTTAGGACGCTGGCTGGAGCGCCTTTTGGCTGATACGGATGATCACGAACTCAGCTGGCTTCAACGGAGCGAATTTGACTTCCATGTTGACCCGGCCCGCATTGACTTCCGAAGGCGGATTCAGGTCGGCATCGCACTTGACGCTAAATGCCTCCTTGGGCGTTGTGCCGGCCAGGGCTCCCTTCCGGAACTCGCCCATCATGAAATCATCGATGTTCGCTTTCAGCGAAGCCCACAAGCGCTCGTCGTTCGGCTCAAAGACTGCCCATTGCGTGCCGCGAAGAATACTTTGCTCCAAATAAATGGCGTACCGCCGCACCGGCACGTACCTCCATTCAGGATCGGAAAGCGTTCCTAGTGTCCTCGCTCCCCAAACCACGATCCCGGAAGCGGGAAACTGGCGAATGCAGTTCACGCCGATGGGATTGAGGATGTCCTGCTCCGAATCGGTCACCTTGTACTCAAGGTCAATCGGACCGATGACGCTGGCTTCGGTTCCTGCGGGAGCTTTCCAAACCCCCCGCGTGTTATCGATGCGGGCGTACAGACCTGCGATGAAGCCCGAGGGCGCGACGAAACGCGTGGGATTCTTTCCCGCGCCCACGTCATCATTGATCAACAGCCACGGGTAGTAGAGCGCGCCGTAGCTGGTCTTGGTGGTGATGCGGTTGGAGAGAAAGTCGGCGACATGCGCGGGATCGGTAGCCGGCGCGTCTTTGCTGAGCTTGGCCGGGCTGTCGGCGATGAAGAAACAATCCCGCCGGATGGTGCAATACCCGACAGCCTGGCTGATGAGGCCGGGGTCAGACCAGCCGGGGATTGCGATGAAGTTGACATCCGTGACGTCATCCAGGGCGTGCAGGCCGCTCTTGAGGTCCGACGAGCCGATCAGATCGCTGTTCGTTACCGATCCCCCGTTGCTGCCGCCTACTAGCACCCAGGGCTGATTCACGCCGCTCACATCGAAATTGGAGGCGGGACGGAAGTAAGGTGACGAGGCGTCCCCATCCGCATAGCCGGGGCTCGGGGCGGCTTTGAATTTCAAACGGACGTTCGGTGAATTTATTCCGTCTGTAACCTGGATTGTGTAGACAGGACCTTTGCGGCTCTGGGTGACAATTACGCGGTTGTCCTGGACCGTGGCCGTGAAACCCGCGGCCACGGCGTTGATCGCCGCCGCGATCTCCTGTGATGTTGCCTGGGCCGGATTGTTGATGGGTTTCAGGGGGACGAGGGTGGCGCTGGCGGCGCCTAAAGATCCGTTGTTAACCGTGATGGTCAAGTTCGACCCGTCGGGAATCACAAACGGGCCTTGCGCGCTCTGGATAAACGCGGCTTCGTTTCGTCCCATTCCCGCTGAACTATTGGGGGTTCCACTCGGACTGGCGAACGCGAAGATCGCCAGGTTTGACGTTGCTAGCGCAGTGTCAGCCGTCCCCGTGTTCACCGTGGCAATCACCACGCGGCCGTTTTCAGCATAAGCTCTGACGACACCGTTAGCATTGTTGTTGGCAAACCCGTTCATCAGGTCCGATACCACATCGGACGCTTTGGCGGTTGCGTTCGGCGTCAAGGCGATCGCGGGAAGGGCGTCGCTGTGCACCGTCACCGTGAGAGTGGTGGCGGCGGGGATATTGAACGGCTCGGCCTGCGTGCTCTTCAGCAGGGCCGGAATGGCTGGTCCTCTTCCCTGTACAAAGTTGTTGACCATCGCCAGCGCTGCCGCGTTTGTGGTTACGGTAAAGTACTGGTCGTAGCCGGGAGCGTTTGAGGTCAGCAACAAGTTGTTGCTGGGATCCAACGACACGGAGATATTCAAGGGAGCGAAAGTATTGCTGAGCTGCGTCACCAGGTTCGCCAGCGAGGGGGTTGCGGCCAATGTCGCCTGTTTCTGGGTGCCGTCTTGAATGGTAATCGCGATGGTGTTGCCGGCGGCGATGCCGGCCACAGCATTTGCCGGAGCCAGTGCCGCCGCGGTAGTCGCCTGCGCCGGCGCGGACACCTCCAGAGCTTCCAGATTCTTTACGGTAATGAAATCTGAAACGTTATTGATGGACGTCTCTACGTAGTCCTGGGAGCCCGGATCCATAGACAGGTTGTCAAAGAGCTCGACGATATTGTCCGGGGTGTCCTGGGCGATGACCAGTTTGAACTCACCGATGGGATCGTTCGTCCCGTTTTGCACCGTAACCAGAAGGCCGTTGCCCCAGGCCCCTGCGCCGTTGGCGTTAATCTGCAGCGTCTTCCGGGCTGGGCCGCTGGTTTCCCGGTCGGCGAGCTGCAGCGACGCTGCCACGGAGCTGATCACGTTCAACGCGCGAACGATGTAACAGCGCTTGCCCCCATTCCCGAAAAACTGCGCCACCGCGTAGGGAAGAAAGCTGTCCTCGGTCAGGTAACCGAACTTTCTGACGAAGTCGGTCCAAGTCGTGATGAATGTGGCCTTGTTAGGAACGCCTTTGGACGTGACTCCGACGAAGCCCGCCGTGGAAGTCCCGACACCCTCGATGGGGCGAACTCCACTCGACACTTCCTCTACAAAAACACCTGGATGCAAGTACTCCGGCATAATTCCTCCTTAGTTAAATCTTCGCTGCGTCCTTGACCTCTTGAGAATCTCCGGTGGCCGGTTTCTCTGGTGCAGCTTCCTTACTGGGTGAAGCCGAAGATAGCGCTGCCAACCTCTTTTCGTGCTCCAGTACCTCCGCCATCTTTGCGTCCATCCGTCGAACCAGGCCTTGCGCCAGCCATCGCGGGAGCTGGACATGGTCGTACAGCAGCTCTTCCCGAAGCGGCTGAGACACTTCGTTCGGCTCAAGATAGATCACGCCGCCACCGCGCAGATCGAGTGCCAGACGGTGTTTGCCAAGGTTCTGAATTCGACAGGCCATGTTTCCCCCTTCCATCAATGGGCCGTTGCCGATAATGCTTGAGCACAGGGCTCGTGCTCCAGCAGCCGAGCATACTTTCCAAACTCTTCTTTCATGCACCTGCGGCCGATCTTTTCGAACTCGCGGCGAGTAGCCATGACGAAGTGACGCATGCCGATCGGGGCGTCCTCCTCCGAAGCCAGCAGGGCAGACCACAGGGCAATGTTGGCGATATATCCCCCGGCCAGTTCAAACTGGAATGCGAGGAAGTGAAAGTCCACGTCATCGGAGAGCGGCGCGCCGGGGGGTATGCATTGCCTCCAAATGCGCAGTCGATCTTCGTAAGAAGGGACGGGGAACTCAACGACCACTTGCATGCGCCTTAGAAACGCGTCGTCCAGGTACTGCCGCATATTGGTGGCGAGGATGGCCACCCCTTCGAAGTCTTCTATCTGCTGGAGCAGGTAGTTGATTTCGATGTTTGCGTAGCGGTCGTGAGCATCCTTGACTTCGGACCGTTTGCCAAAAAGTGCATCGGCTTCGTCAAAAAAAAGAATCGCATCGGAATGTTCCGCTTCCTGAAAAATTCGCGCGAGATTTTTTTCTGTTTCACCGATGTACTTGCTGACCACTCCCGACAGGTCGATTCGGTAGAGATCCATGCCCAGTTCATTGGCGATGACTTCAGCAGCCATCGTCTTGCCGGTGCCGGGAAGACCGGAGAACAACACGGTCAATCCCTTGCCACGGCTCATCAGTTCACCAAAACCCCATTGCTCCATGACCGTACGTTTCTGTTCCACGTGCCGTATCACGTCGCGCACGCGGTCCATCTTCGCAGCCGGCAAAATCAGCTGAGTCGCGTGATACAGGGGCTTGATCTTGCGCGCGAGGGATCCCAAACGTGGCGTGGAAATCTGAGACGCATTCGCGTGGAGCAGACTCCGCCACCGGCCCGCAGGAGTGTCCGGCGCCACGGAATGGGCAGCGCGCCGGAATGCAATCGCAATTTGCCCGGGCGTCAGACGGAATTTTGCGGACAGGGCTTCGGACATCTCCTGAATTTCCTCGGCGCGAAGACCGGTCCCCTCGGTCAGAATGAGAGTCCACAGTGTCTTGCGACTCTCAACGGTCGGATCGGGGAAATGAACGTTGACATGCTTGTATCGCTGGAACCAATTCGCTCCCACGTCGCCTTGGTCGCGCAGCACAAAGAGAATCCAGCCACGCTCTTCGAGGAGCCGGTCCATGATCGTCTGAAACTCATGACCGCGGTCAGCATTCTGCAGCACAGCGTCGAAATTGCCCAACAACATTGGAGCTGCGTGCAACAGAGAGCAACAGAATGCGCGGGTGAGAATCTGTTCGAAACGCGAATGCTTGATCAGGCGGCTGCAATCCAGGGCCAGGGTGCCAAAGCCCAGCCGGGCACAGCTTGATTCAATGGCGTGACGCCGCCCCGAACCAGGCCGTCCGGTCAAAGAGATCACCAGGCGGTCCCGCTTTGCATCCTTTTGCTCGAAGTATGAGGCCAGATGCCCTTCCACGCTCGTAACCGCCTGGCTGTTGATGGCCCACAGCCTTTCCGCTTCGGCGGGAAAATCGCGCTCCAGCCAAACCGAGTCAAGGTCCGGGTCAGGTTTAGGGTCGCGAAGAAGAAACTGAACCACGGCGGAATCAACTTTCAGGCAGCGACCGAGGAGCGGCCCGGAAACATTGTCATCCGCCCAGGCCAGCAGACCGCTGCGCAGCAGGACGGAACTGGGCATGAGACAGTTGCGATATGGCAGCGAGCTTTCGACGGGCACCAGTAGCCGAAGGAGCAGATCCACGGAAGGATATTTCTGGCTGACATCGTCATTGAGATAGCCGTAAAGCCTGTGATACTTAGCGTCAATTTCGGGGGCGATACATACCACCAGACACTCAACTTCCAAGTTGCTCAGGTGAAAGCGTTCGCGCACGACCGGCAACGCTAGCGCAATTCCTTGCCGATGACTGGCTACGACTCGCCCTTCCACGCTGTCCCACAGGCCTCCGGGAAATTTTGTTGAGCCTGAGCGCTTGTCCAGCAAACGGCGCGCTTCCTCGTCGGTTGTCACGAGCCCGCGAAGATTGATCTCTTCCGGGTGATGCCGCGCCGGCAACTCCTCCACCAGGGCTGCCAGCCGCTCATCGAGAATCAGGTACAGATCCGAGAACAGCTCACCGTCATTCTTGTAAGGAGGGGGATTCTCGGGTTCATCCGTGACTGCTGTCGGGTGGTGCGATGACTGGGTCATGCCAACTGCCCCATGTCCACATGCCGTTCTTCCACACGGGTAACGCTTCTGGTTGTCGTGCTTTCGATGAGCGCGACGGAGACCTCGTAGGTAACCGAAAGGCGGTAGTGTCGCTGCCCGAACACCCTAGCCAACTCCGTCATCTGGTCGAGGGTTAGGATTTTGGGAATCACCTTGAGGTCTTCGATTACGTTGGTCAAGCTAGGATCGTAAAAGGCGGGCGGCAGAACGGGAGTATCATTGAAAACCCGAATGACCTCGCCCAGTGTGACTTGGATGTCCAGCTGAGTGCTGCCATATGGCGTAACCAGGTAATACAGATTCACGCCGACAGGTTGGGACTGGAGAACCGTGGAAGACGTCGGAATCTCGCCGTTGTTGGCGAAAAATGGATTGTATTCGACTCGGTAGAGGTACAGATGAATTAAGGACGTTGCGTCGGAGATCGAGGGGTCGGACGGGGCTTTGGTATCCTCGACGGTCACGCCTGTCTGCGCGGTGAGAAAAGCCGCGAGGCTCTTAGTAACTCCGCTGATCGCCCGGAAGTCGCTCATCGTCCTTAGTCAGTTCTTGGGCTCTTGAGATACAGAACGCCTTTTTGCAAGCCCTCCTGCGAGGGGCCATAGACTACAGTCTGATCAGCCAAACGCTGCTCCGTTAGCCAGCCCCAGCGGGCCAAATTCTCAACGGCTTGCTCCACTTCAGACAGAGTGCATTCATTGTTGCTGGCGGGTAACCACCAGTCGTGAATTCCCTGTGCTGTGTCTTTGGCATCGGGTTGGAAAACCATGTAACGCACTATTTCTTCAAGTGCCCGTTTGACCCTAGTGGGTAGCTCATCGGCCGAGGGCATCACTCCTGGCACAAATGCAACCGGGATTCCATTCCCATGGGAACCAGAAAGTCGCCGGAATGCGTTGATGGGTCAGGCTGGAATGGCCGGAGGCTCCTGCCGTCTGTTCGGGTGTGCGACATTCGGGCCGCATAGGAGGAGGCCAACGCATAACCAACAACGCGGTTTTAGCGTGCTCCAATGTGTGCGACAAACCTTACGCGGTCTGTTCCATCGCGGGTCGCAGTGGATCCGGTAAGGCCGCTGAAGGGGATTGGCCTCGGCGGTTCGCAGAGGCAGCATCGTCCTGATGCGGTGTCATTTCCGGAGAGCTCGTTCGCATCTGAGAGCAGTAGCTGTGCAAATTAGGAGTGCAACGACGAACGTATTTGCAAGAGAGTACGCGGACGGGGAGCCCCACGAAAATCAGCCAAGTTGCATCCCTCAACTGGGCATTGGTCGGAAGACAGCTGCCGCTGGGCATTCAGGCCATCTGAATAACGGATCCGAGTTTTCGCGAGGCGCAACAGCCAAAGAATGAAGACCCGCCTTGCCCAGTTTCCATCTTATCGTCATGCAGATGCGGCTCAGACAGGATCTTCAGTAGCATATAAAACCGCGATTAATGCTCGCAATGGTCCTCTGATTTCTAAGAAATACTCCGATGCCTTCTCGTGAACCATTGTTGTTGGTGTTGCCTTCTATCGTGGTCAAGAGGTTCCCTGCGATTTCTTTCACCAAACCAGTGTGCCCTGTTGTTCCCGAAGGATGAATGATCACGAAGATCATTCCAGGACTCACCAGGGACGGGTTAGCGATGCAAGCCTGAGTGTCCAGGCGCTTGATGTTGGCTGAGCCCGCTTTGTTCCAGTGGTCCAGCACGCCGTCGGTTTTGATCACCGGGTTGTTGACGCCCAGTAAATTGGCAGCCTGCTGAAAGCAAAAATAGACGAACGCCGCGCACCAGGGAAAACTTCCGGTTGTCGGATCGATGCCGACGGAACGAAGATACTGGTCCACGCGCGGCCCACGATTAGAACCGAGCGGATCCTCCATGACTCCGACTTCTCCTGCCGCGAACCTCAGGGCAGCAGCCTGCAGAGGTGAGCTTCCGGTCGCAACGGCCGAAGTTGTTGGCGGCGTAAACGAGCTGAGCAAGGTGGCCGGAACTTCCGGCATCGCAAACAGGCTGTACCAGCTCAGCGGGCCCACCGCGCCGTCAACCTGCAGCGGCAATCCAAAATGATCGGCTGACCTGATCTGATAGAGCTCGACTGCGGCTTTGGTTTGCTGGCCAAAGATTCCGTCTTCGTCGACCGGGCCGCAACCGACCTGATTCAGCCGGTGCTGAATGAGCCGGATAGTCTGAGCGTCAGTATCACCGGTCGAGATAATCCGGCCTGGATAAATCCTCGCCGCGTTCTTGGTGGCATCCAGATCTTGCCGGCTTGCGGTGGCTGACATGGGGGCCGCCGCTGCTGCTGGTTTGGGTGCCGGCGGATTGGAAGGTAGAGCCGCTGCTCCAGCTCCTGTGGTTGAGGCAACACCGCGCGTGGCAGTCGCAGGAGGTGGTGCGGACGATGCACTGATGAAGCCCAAGCCTACGGTTGCGGCCTTCGCGACGGGCGCCACGGCAGTTGATGACGCCCCGGCTTGGGTGGCTGCAGCCAGGCTCGGAGCGGTCGCGGTGGTGGTTGGTAAAGGTGTGAGCGATCCGGTTCCCGGGACGCCCGCTCCGGGCGCCTGGACCAAACTGGCTAGGGTTTCTTGTTTTGTCTTCACGGCCGCCAGGATGTCTAGTACATGGTTCCATGCACCCGAACCTCCACTAGCTATCAGTCCCAGCACCGCGTAAGTCGGCCAATGCAGCGGCCCAGCCAGTCCAGGAGGCATGGCGTTTCTCACCTGATCCGGCATTTGCGAAGCGATCCCCGCCCCTAAAGCTGCGGCAATCAACTGCAGAATGCCGGCGCGCACCTGGTCATTCTTAGCCCAAGCGTTCGCAAGAGGAGGAACAGCGCCCTTGATCATCTCCACGGCACGTTCCACGGCAATGCTCATCCCCGCCATTAGGGACGCAAATGTAAGCATACTTCCCAACAGTGAATTGAGATCTGTCATGGTAACCCTCGTCGAAAGTTACAGTCGCCAAAGTCAGTCCAGCGCCATGGCTCTTGAGCCCCAAAAGCACCGCTTGTCCCTCCTCAGTGGCTAAAAGCACGCTTGTACAATCGCTTTTAGCCGAGGCTTTCGAATTGCCGGCGTTCCAAGTCATATTTCCGGACCAGCCTTTGCAGGGTACGACGCGTTGTGCCGGCCTCACGGGCGGCCCGTGTGACGTTACCGCGATGGGCAGCCAGCAGGCTTACAATCTCCATTCGCTCCAACTGTTCGATAGCATCGCTCTTGATTTCACGCAGGGATTTCCGCGGCCCGTTTCCCATAGGCATATCGGTGGGCAGCTCGATATGAGCAAAGTCCAAAGTCTGGTCTGGAGACATAATGACTGCGCGCTGAATCACTCCCTCCAGCTCCCGAACGTTGCCCGGCCAGTCGTAGGACTGCAATTTTTTCATTGCCGCCCATGTCAGGCGCTTGGTTTCCTTCACTTCCTGCTGGGCAGCCTTTTCCAGGAAATAGCTGGCAATCCTGGGGATGTCATCGGAGCGTTCCCGCAAAGGTGGAATTGAGAGGTGCAGAACATTAAGACGGTGAAACAAGTCCTCCCGGAAGCTGTGGTCGCGTACCTGGTGGCGCAGGTCGGTATTAGTTGCCGCAATCACACGGATGTCGGCTACGAATGCCCGGTTCGATCCCAGTGGACGGTATTCGCCGTCCTGAAGAAGGCGCAGGAGCTTGACCTGCGCGGTGAGGCTCAACGCGTCGATTTCATCAAGTAAGAGTGTCCCGCCCTCAGCCGTATGCAACAGGCCAGAGTGGTCGCTCGAAGCGTCAGTATAAGCTCCCTTTACATGCCCGAACAGCTCGTTCTCTAGTAAATGGTCGG